ACGGCTGGGATAGAATATTTAGCGGGAAGAAAGACGAACATGGAAGTTCAACCAGTAGCCACAGCACTGACGGGCGAACTGATACAAAATCAGGAGCAACTGTCAAGGGCAGAGCATGAAATAAAAAAGACCGTCAAACGAGCCCAGACTTTGGTTGACGGTAGTCTAAAAATAACTACAACAGATTATTTTATGACAGTGTATAACGCCTCTGGGAAACAAAGTGTCGTGTATTCTACGGGACAGTATGTAGACATCATAGTATGATGAGGAGATAAGATGGGAATGAAATTAGCGGGAGTTATGGCATTGATAAGCTTTGTTATGGCTGGTGCGTTTTATTGGTATTATAATGACACCCAAGAACGTATGGCAATACTGAACGAGAATAATGCAAAATTAGAAGTCGCAGTGCAGACAAGCGAGGCGGCAGTCGAACAACTACAAGTAGATTTTCAAAGAGCAAGCGAAGAACTCAATAAAGTAAATACAGAGTTTGCTGATATCCGCAGACAAAATCAAACACTTAGTGATAAGTTGGGTAGACATGATTTAGGAAATCTAGCAGAAAATAAGCCAGGTCTAGTAGAGAGAATTATAACTGGAGCATCTACGAAAGCAGGTAGATGTTTCGAACTACTGTCTGGTGCTGAACTAACAGATAAAGAAAAGGAGGCAAAAAATGGCAAATCATTCAATAGCGAATGTCCTTGGCTTTTTGATCGTTACGTCACTACTGATTAGTGGATGTTCGAGTATGCCTCAGAAGATTGAGGTGTCAGCGAAGCCAGTAGAAAAACCAAAATTAGTTTTACCAAGTGCAGATGAACTCAATCTCAGAGAGATTGAATGGCTTATCATTACTCCTGAGAACTGGGAAGAGCAACTCGCAAAACTTAAATCAAGTGGGCGATCTATCGCATTTTTTGCTATTACGGATAAGGGGTACCAGGACTTAGGACTAAATTTTTCTGATCTACGTGCATATGTACAGCAACAAGACGCTATCATAGCCGCATATAAGGGATACTACAAAGCATCAGAAGATGCATTAGATGACGCTAACGGACAAATTGAAAGTGCTAAAGATCAGGTAGAAGAGCAACAGCCTGAAGACAATAGAACTCTTTGGGAGAAACTAAGAGGCGATTAATACTGTGAGGCAAACTTATGTCAAGATGGTGGAAAATTTGGAAATATGCTTTAGGTTCATTTAACGATGAGGACACTAAACCGGTAGAAGATCAAATCACGATCATTCGAACAGTAGTATTGCTACTCAATGCAGTGACATGTTGCTTTATCATAGCATCTAATATAAAAAACTTATTTTAGTACTTGACATACACATCTAGTCCGTGTATAGTATACACAATGTAGAAAGGAAACGTATGCGTGAAGGTTATTATGACTACATGCTTCGGCGAACCCGTGAAGAGGAAAAGAAAATGAGTTATACCAAAGATAAGTACGTGATGGTAGATGCCATAGCAACCTATCGAATGAGATACGCAATTTCGATGGAAGAACTTCAGAAACAAAATACTGAGTCAACAGTTGATCCTGAGTGGGCACTAGACTGTGTTACTTGCGAAGAAGTTGAAGAATTCTCTCAGCTTTATCTAGGCGAACAAATCATTGAGCATAAGGTAGTTGATGAAGAAGAAATGCTACGGATGTTCGATAACGACAATGACTATCTTAAAGAATGGTCACGTGATCAGAAGATTGATCACATACGAAGATCCCTTTCTACTGATAATATAAACTAGGAGAAAGGCATGATTGATATATACGGCTCATCAAATTGTATTTGGTGTTTAAAAGCAAAGCAACTTTGCGAGACTATGGAACTAGAGCATAACTATGTGTTAGTTGATGAGATAGGATTCGATGAGTTCTCAAAGAAATTCCCTGGTGTGCAAACTGTCCCTCAGATAATGTGGGACGATGAACACGTCGGTGGATACCAGGAGTTCGCTGTGAAAGTGAATGAATATATAACTAAAGAAAGTGAGGAAAGTGATAATGACTAAATCAGAAATCTTGGAAAGCCTGAAGTCAGGCAAAGTCGATCTTGAGTTTATCAAGGCTGACGGTACTTTACGTAAAATGGTTGCTACTCTAAGCGATGATTTTATTGTGTACGCAAGTACGCCAACAAACTCAAAGAAGCAAAACGAATTCGCTTTGCCTGTTTGGGATACTGAAGCCAATGGCTGGCGCTCATTCAGATGGGATAGCCTTAAGTTGGTAGATGGAGTAGAGATTCCTGCGGGAAGTTTACTCAGTGCCGCCTAATCTGCTAAATGAAAATTGCTCGGGTTCGATTATCAATCTTATTCAGAGAGATGTCAACCCGACGATTCTCCCGCAGATTAATTTCAATTCAGTTGAAGAAGAGTATATTAATATCTTAATACCTCATCTTTCGCCTGATCAAGTTGAAGCTGGTGACTTAGAAGGATATGATGCTATTGTATTCTTCAGTCACTGGCAACAACAAATGTACAATCTATTTCTTAACGTTCCATACTCTAGTGGAATCGTAATGAAAAATGCCATAGATACTATGCCTCTAGTTGAGAAGCCCAGAAAAGGAATAGGACTACTTTATGTTGGTGATATGGATAAAGGACTTGATATTCTTCTATCATCATTCAAAAAACTCACAAAAAGAAAATACACTGAAGCACGATTAGTTGTCTGCGCCAGACCTATAGCTGGTAAAGACGGCGATACCATGATAAAGGAACTTACGTCAAACGCTAGAATTAAGTGGTATAAAAGCGTAGATGAAAACCTGTTAAACGGACTTTATAATCAAAGTCATATATTTGTATATCCTACTAATTATCCAGAAGTGTCTTATACGCCTTTGATCAAAGCAATGTCTTCTGGCTGTATGTGTATACATTCATCGTACGGATCTTTGCCAGAAACTGCACTCGATATGACTTCTATGTATGGCTTCCATGAAGATAAGATGCAACATGCCATACAGTTTACAGGTGAACTTGACAATGCCCTTAGCATATATAATCACAGCGGACTTAGAAGATCGATGATGCAAACACTTGCAAATCAAAAGAAAATAGTCGATGGCGCATATGATTGGAAAAAGCGATCTTATCAGTGGAATGAACTACTAACCAACTTTCTAATCAAAAATAATGGTTGACAAAGGTTTCGTACTGTGTTAATATACGTTATAACTTGATGGAGTAACACATGGCAAAAGCTAAAACAAAGACAAGATTGCCTCGCAGAGGTAAGACCCAACGTTCTATCGAAGAGGGTCATATTGGTTACGAGACCACAGAATGGTCTGACATACCCGCAGATCAGTATCAGAAGAAGATCACTGAGACCATGCGGCATTATGGATACTTCTATGAGAAGAAGTCCTTTCAGTCTTGGATGTTAGCGTGGATAAAAGAGCATAGACCAGAAAGCGTTGAGGACTTCAAAGCCGCTGAAGCTTGGAGATGTACCTCAACAATGTCTAGCCTATGTAAGATGGAGATGAACGGCTGTGTTCTTCCTGAATCCAGTAAAGAATTTCAGTTGAAGGCTATTGAAGAATTGCTCTCTACTGGTAAAGAGAATCGTTTGGCTAATCTTGTACTAGATGCTAATGACGAACCAGTGAAACCAGTGAAGCGTAAGACTCCTCAAGAGTTGCTTGCTGAGAAGACCAACGACTTCATTGGAGAGATCGAAGGATATGTGGACGAGTTCACTACAGGAGTCCTAGACAAGAAGTGGTCATTGTACGAAGAGATGCGTAAACTCAATACTGCGGCTCAGACTGCTAGAGATACCATCACATACTATCTTCCAATTCAAGAAGAGTTGCGTGAACTGATCGAAGATAAGACAGAAGATTTAGTTGAGGGATATAGTAATATGTCTGTCAAAGAACAGAAGGCATTCTATGCCTTTATATCCGAGATCATTTCTGACTGTGAAAAATTCATAATCAGTAAGAAAGCAACCCGTAAGCCTCGTACCAAGAAGCCTACTCCTGCGAGTAAACAAGTCGCTAAGGTTTTATACCTCAAGGAGTCTCCTGAGTACAAGATTGCGAGTGTACCACCAGAACAGATTGTGGGTGCTCAAGGAGTATATCTATTTAACACTAAGACACGTGTTATAAAGTATCTACTCTCTGATCGAAGAGATGGTTTTATCGTCAAAGGTAGTACGATTGGCGGTTATGATCAAGAAGTATCTTTTAAGAAGATGCTAAGAAAGCCAGAGGAGATGATTGAGATTATCGGTAAAGCTACTAAGTCTAAGGCAATGAAATCGCTCAAAGCCTTGAAGACTAAAGAGTCTACGACAGATGCACGTATCAATAGAGATACTGTCATCTTAAAGATAATCAAATGACAAATGTTATCGACTTCACTAAGCACTACAAAAAAAGGTTAGATGAAATCTCTGACCTTCAACAAGACGTTGTAGAACTCAATAAGAAAATTGCAATGAAATTTTCTGTTGACGTTGCACACGATGTAGTAGGCGCTATGACAGATTTGGGCTTTGATGTTACTCAAAACCCAGAGACTGTATTAGATATAATGGTGTTAATTGAAACTGTTCGTGCTTTAATAAACAGATCGATTGGAGAAGAATATCATTTTCAAAGCGTATCTGACAAGATATTTGCCGACTCTGATATGGACTGTGAACAGGCACTATTCGATTTCTTAGAAGAGATGGACAATTTCGATAACGATTTTACTTGACAAACCTAATTGTTTATGTTATATTAGAGTAATGATAATATAAACTAGGAGAAAATTATGATACTGGTTGACTTAAACCAAGTTATGATTTCCAATATGATGATGCAAGTTGGAAATCACCAAAATGCTCAGATAGATGAGAATATGCTTAGACATATGATACTCAACTCTCTGAGATTCAACAGACAAAAGTTTCATCGTGAATTCGGTGAACTTATAATCTGCGCTGATGATAAGAACTATTGGAGACGGCAAGTATACGCCTACTATAAAGCAGGTCGTAGAAAGAATCGTGAGGAGTCAGAGTTAGATTGGAATTCAATCTTTCAGGCACTCAACAAGATTCGTGATGAGTTGAAAGAGTTCTTTCCATACAGAGTAATTCAAATTGAAACTGCTGAAGCTGATGATATCATTGGTACTATTGTTCACGCTGAAGGTGAGCAATTGAACACTGGTAGTAATCCAATACTTGTTCTATCAGGTGATAAAGATTACATTCAGTTGCACAAATATGCGAATGTTAAGCAATATGATCCTACACGTAAGCGTTGGATATCAAACTCTAATCCAGAGTTGTACTTGCATGAGCATATATTGAAAGGTGATAAGGGAGACGGTGTTCCAAACGTCTTATCTCCAGACAATACTTTCGTAATGAATATCAGGCAAAGACCAGTCACTAAGAAAAGACTGCTCGAATGGGCTGATATAAATAATATGAATGAAGAAGTAAAGCGCAATTACATGAGAAACAAATCAGTGATTGATTTGGAATTAGTTCCTGATAGAATCAAAGCTGAGATCATGGAAAAATATACGGCTGACAATCCTAAAGATAGAAGCCAATTGTTAAACTACTTCATTAAGAACAAACTTAGAAACTTAATGGAAAGCATATCGGAGTTTTAATATGACTACACTATCATTGGCAGAGATTACTGCTGGCGTTTGCGAATTGAATGATACATCTGAACAAGTCGCATATTTACAAAAAAATAACAGTAAGGAACTACGTAACGTCCTTATCTTGATGTATGACAAGCGATGGAGTTTTGCACTGCCCGCTGATGCACCACCTTATACACCATCTGTGCATAGTGAAACGCACGGAATGTTGTATAGAGAGGCACGTAAGTTAGCATACTTTGTTAACGAAATGCCTGAAGGTGAAAACCTGACTCAGATAAAGAAGGAATCTTTATTCATTCAAATGCTTGAGACAGTTGATGCAGACGATGCAAAGCTATTGATTCAAATGTTAGCGAAGAAGCCATTCCCAGAATTGGCACCTGAAACTATCAATGAAGCATTTGGCAATATTATCTCTGATTCGGTAGACATGCCGCCAGCTAAGAAAAAGCGTGGACGTCCACCAAAAGCGAAAGCTGAGTAAACCAATAAAGTCACCAAGAATAGAAGTGAGTCACCACCTATGGCTAAGGGTAAGAAGTTCCGTGAATGGATTGAAGAGGAAGCTCTCAAGGATGAGGAAGACATGCGCTTTCGAAAGAAAGACTCTAAGCGATACGATAAACGTAGAGCGAGTATTCAAAAGGCAAGACGCCAAAAGAATAAGCAAAAGGACACTTTCTTCAATTAACCCATTGACAACGAATTGAAAATATGCTATACTAATGAAATAAGAAAGTGAGTACAATATGAAAAAAGATGAAAAATTAATACTGGTCGACTGCGATGGAGTTCTGGTCGACTGGCTCTATTCGTTCCATATGTGGATGGAACAGCATGGATACTTTGCCGCAGAGCAATACGATGAAGAATATGATATCCACAAGACCTTCAATATATCTAAAGAGAAAGGCAGAGAACTCGTAAGGTCTTTCAATGAGAGTGCTACTATGTGTTGCTTACCTCCTCTAAAAGATTCAGTGAAGTATGTCAAGAAAATTCATGAAGAACTGGGATATGTATTCCATTGCATTACCAGTATGAGTCTTGATCAACATGCAGGCATGTTAAGAAAGATGAACTTAGAAAAGCTATTTGGCGATACAGCATTTGAGAAGCTAGTTTGCTTAGATACTGGTGCTGATAAAGACGATGCACTCTTACCTTATCTCGACACTGGATGTATGTGGGTCGAAGATAAGCCAAAGAACGCAGAGTTAGGTGCTAACATGGGCTTGAATGCTATTCTCATCGACCATCCCTTCAACAAAGACTATCATCACAGCGATGTTACAAGAGTCGATTCTTGGAAAGAAATTTACGAAATGCTCGTTTGAGAGACACATTTCAGTATAAATATTGAATAGAAGGGTATATCATAAGGCAGTCAATCTGCCTTTTCTTATAATAATTTGGAGTACTTAATGCCTATATACACGTTTGAGAATACTGAAACGGGTGAGAATTTTGAGAAGATTATGAAGATGGATGAACGTGAAGTCTACCTCTCTACCAATCCCCATATCAGACAAACAATTACCAAAGCACCTGCTCTTGGTGATCCACATCGTATGGGAGTAATCAAGACTCCTGATAGTTTCAATTCACTTATGAAGAACATTCACAAGAATAGTCCGGGGTCTAAAATTCAAACTAGATAACCATAAGGATGTTTCATGCCTGCACAACAACAGCAACGACTAACAAAAAGGCAAAGACGAGTACTCAGACAACAAGGAATACTAGACCAAAACAATAACTTCTCACACGGCTTTTCAATAAGCAACGACATAAGCCCAATGACAGATAATCAATCTGTAGCATTCGATGCTTGGGAAAATGGAGCAAATCTAATGCTTCATGGAATAGCAGGAACAGGAAAAACATTTCTGGGTCTGTACTTCTCTCTAAAAGAAGTTATGGCAAAAAACACACACTACAAAAAAGTCTTCATCGTTCGGTCAGTGGTACCGACAAGAGACATCGGCTTTTTGCCCGGTTCTCAGAAAGATAAGATGAAAGTATATGAAGCACCATATTATGATATTGCATCTAAGCTATTTGAGCGAGGCGATGCATACGAGATCCTCAAGCAAAGAAATAACGTAGAGTTCATATCTACTTCATTCTTAAGAGGCTCGACATTTGATGACTGCATCATAGTTGTAGATGAGGTCCAGAATATGAGTGACCAAGAGTTGCATACAGTAATGACACGTGTAGGAGAAAATTGTAGAATCATATTCTGCGGAGATGTTAAACAGGACGATTTAACCAGTGAGCGAAAGAAAGAAATGTCGGGTCTTAGATCATTCATGAAAGTGATCAAAAGGATGAAAGAGTTCGATTTTGTCGAGTTCGAGGCATCCGATATTGTTCGGAGTAAGCTA